GGGCTTCAGGAACCGGTCCGCGAAGTCATCGATGGTCAGCGCGAGATCCTGCGAAGAGAACTGGATATCGACGCCGAACTGCGTATCGAGGGTCAACGGAACAGAAGTTTCGGTCGAATCCTCGACCGAAAGCGCCTGTCCGAGTCGGCCGACGTAACGCGGTGGCTTGCGGATGTTGAGCACGGTGCCGATCTTGGCGCCGCTCACTCCGTACTTGTCATCGTACTCGCGATTCACGTGCTTCGTGATCACGAGGTTGTTCTCCAGAACCATCAGGGCTTCCTGAGTGATCATGGAGATGGTCAACAGCTGATTGGCCATACCCCTACCTCGCCCCTCGTCAGGGCATCACGGACCTAGCCTATTTGCCGCCTGCGGCCCGCCACTTGCGGTATTCCGCCAGCGACATCTTTGCTGGGTCCTTGGTGTTTTTGCCCCCGGTACCGCCGACAATCTTTGCGGGCGGCTTCGGAGGAACCTTCGTTCGGTCGGTCGCAGCCGCGAGAGGGCGACGTGCAGCTTGTCCACCTTCGTCGGTGTCCTCGCCTTCGTCACCATCGCCTGTCGCCGTACCTGCTTCTGACTCAAGCATTGCTTCGATTCGACCGAGACGGACGAGAGTCGGGCCTGCGTTTAACGCAGCAACTTCCTTGGCTACATTCGGGTGCTTTCCGAGATAGTACAGCAGCGCGGGACCCGTATCCGACTGCATGATGTGAGCGAGCATCGGCGGCGTCAGCTTGACACCGGCATCGATGGCGGCTTGGGCGGTTTCGTCCCAGTCGTCATGCTCCTCACGGAACTTGATGATGCGCGCATTGTGCTCCTCTTGAACACGATTCGCGAACTGCTCCTGCGATTCCTGCGCGGTCTTCTCTGCGTGCTTCTTGTCCTTGACCGCATCGCGGGCGTCGAGATCGAACTGGATCTTCTCTTCGAGGTACTTCTGGTAATCCTCCTGCCACTTCTCGATCGAAACGGCATCCTCCAGCTTCGGGGCGGGCTTGGAGAACTTCGGGATCTCCGGCTCAGTCTCGGTCTTGGTGCCGCCGCTGATCTTGGCCTCCAGTTCCGCCATCCGCGCGAGCAGGGAATCGTTCACCGTCTTGACCGACGACGCGTAGTCCTGCGTACGGTGCTGCTCGAACGTCATGCGCTTGATCTTGCGCTGCAGCCCCTCGACTGTCTCGTCCGACGTCTTGGCGGTCTTGGCCTTCGCTGCGGGCGGTTCCTCGTCTACGTCGGCATCGGAATCGGCATCAGGTTCGGCCTCGTCTTCGCCAGAGTCAGACCCGGTGCCGCCCTCGTCTGCGGTTTCGGCCTCGTCGTTGGTCGCCAGAGCCTCGGCCACCTTCTCAGGACTGTCGGTCGTGCTTGTCAGAACGGACTTTGCCATGACACTTATCTCCTATTGTTTCGAACCGTTGCCATTCGCGGGCTGCTGTTGCGCCTTCATCTTCTCGACTTCGGCCTGATGAGCGCGATCCTTGTCCGCCTGCTCGGCGTCGTGGATGCGCTGTTGTTCGGCGTCGTGTAGCTGGAACGAGCGCTGGAAACGTGAGTCCAGATCGGATATCGACTGTTCCATCATCGAGGACGCCTTTTCGATGTTGGCCTTCATATCCGCGACCATGCGCTTAGTCTCTTCCTGGAGTATGACGGCGCGGTCGTTGGAGTCGATCCTAACCATGTCGGCGTCGAACTTCTTATCAACCTCGTACTGCTTCGACTGCAGCTTGGTAGTGAGTTCCTGTACCTGCTGCGTGAGATCTTGAATGTGCTTGACCACATCGGGCGGAACGGCGGGACCACCGCCCTCACCCTCAGTACGGATGTTGGAGGGCACCGTACGACGAAGACGGGCGGAAATCTCAGCGGCGCCGGGCCAGTCCATGTTCTTGACGAGCAGGTCCGAAATGATCGGGGCCGCGTTCGGATACGAGTTGATGAGCTGCAGGAGCGCTTCGACTGCCTCCTGACGCTGCGTCTGACGGTTCGCGACGTCGAGCGCGATATCGTAACGACCAATGGAGACGTCGTAGATGGCAGATACCCCCTGCGCAGCGAATGCGGCTTGGGTGTCCTGCGGCATCGGACCGCTCGAAATGGCAATCTTCTTGGTCTGATTGTCGGCGCCAAGGATTCGGAATATCTTGACGGGCGTGTAGACCCTCGGGATCATATCCAGAAGGATCCGGCCGGTGTGTCGAATGGCTCGAGCAACGTTATCGGCGAAGTTCGAATTACCCAGATCGCCCTGAGACTTGCGCGCGAGTATCGCCTTACCGCTCTGCTCCGGTCCAGACTTACCCAAAGAGGCGTCGTAAAGCCCCGTGACCGCCTTCAGGTCGTTATCGGCTAGCTGGAATGCCTCAACGATGGCCTGAATCGCGGGTTCGAACTGCTGACGCTGTGGGAACGGGGCCGGTTGACCCCCGACGGTGACCGGATTGACTTCGAGATATGCGTAATTCTTGCGATTGGCCATGTTCCACTTGGCTTCATGGCCCTTGAAGGATCCCTCGTAGCCGATATAGGGGGCGCGGGGCGATAGCGCGATTACTTCGGTTAGCGCGCTGGCCCAGAACGAGTACATCTTCTGCGGGTCCTTGGCGTCACGTACCATTCCGCGCAGGTCAACCTCGCCGTCGATGTTCAGCTCGTCGCCCAGAACCTCCACGATCGGGACGTACTTGGACGGGAACTCGCGCCCCGCCGTCAGGTCATCGTTCCCGTCGAGTACTTCAACCGGCGTGATCAGCGCCCACTTACACTGTGAATGACGCAGGGTACGCTCGCCCTTGACGACCCAGCCCTTGGGCATCTCGTCATCCTTGGGCTTTAGCTCCTTCGGAATGCGTACGGTTTCGCGCACTTGCGGATTGTCGAGCGACGGCATCTCGATATCGACCGTATCTTCTGTCTCGGTTTCGAGGTAGAAGTAATGGGCGACGCGCATCCGTCCTTCGGGCATCCACTCGGGGGATCGGGCGCGGGAGTTAAGCCACGCCTGATAATTGGTAGTGGCAGCTTCCCCGTAGCGCTCTTCGAATGTGTCCTTCGGAATGTCCTCGATGATGAAGCCGTATCGCTTATCCTTCTGATCCGGCATCGTCGGATCGACAAATACCGACAGCGGGTCCTTGATGGTACGGATGGCGATGACCTGATCGCCCTGATCATCGTCGGCAAACTCAGTAGTGACCAGCCAGTAGCCGCGACCGCACGTGACCTGGAATTCGGCTGCGGTCGCGTAGGCGATGTCTGCGTCCGAGTTCATCTCAATATTGCGGATGATGCCTTGGAGCGCCTCGGCGACGGCGGGATCGGAGCCGGAGTCTACTGGATTGACCTGAATCGCGGGGCGGCTGGCGCGTAGCTGGTTGGTGACCTGTCGAATGAACTGCGGGAGCCGGTTAATGGTAAGACAGGGGCGACCGTCTGTCGCGCGGTCCGCCTTGACCTGAGGATCCCACTGTTCGGAGGCGCGGAATTCAAGGTCCGACTTCATGTCCTGGCGAAGGCGGGATTCGGCGTTGACCACGGTACGGTAGCGGTCGCACGCCTTTTCGATAAACTCCGATACCAGCGCTCCATCGCTGCGGCGGGACAGGCGGCGCCCGACGCGAATTACGCGGGACTGGTCGTCGCGACTGGTGTCAACCTGTATCGACATCTACTTATAGCTGCGGCATCTTCTCGATGTGAGTAGAACCAACCGGGTTCAGCTTGGCGGTACGGACGAGAAGCTCAAATATCGCCTTGATATCCGACTGCTGGAACCCGTGCAGCCGTGCGGTCGGACGGTAGACGCGCTCGAATTCGTCGTAACCGGCGCCGACGACGACGTGGAGCAGAGCCGGTGCCCACGACCGCGCCATGACGACGCCCGCTGCGATGGCACAGCGTTCACGGGATGCGCCTTCGAACGGGTTGATATCCGGAACCGCATCGCGGCTGGAGTCGTATGTTGCCTGTCCTTCGTTCTTCACTATGCCCTCGCTCTGAGATCGGGACGGTACGTCAGTATCAGCGTTCGAATGGACTGCCGCATTTCGGGGTTCGGAACCCGCGTCAGGTACGCATCGAGTTCGTAGATGCTCGACAGGCGCTGCGAGAGAAGGCGAATCTGACGCAATTTGCGCTTCTCACGTCCAACGGTGCGGTCCTCAGCGGCGGCAAGTCGTCCTGCCTTCTTGCTGCCCTGGAACTGCGCCGAGCCTCTACGACGGTAGGACATCGGGCTACGACTTAGGCGTACGGCGCGGAACCTTGGTAGAACGGCCGCTCTCGACGCGACCACCTGAAACCCCGGCGACGGTGCGCATGCTGGTCGATTTGCCTCCCGGCTGCCCGCGCTTGCTGAGCTTCAGGTTGTCCATGTCTGCTGGACGGTCACAGTGTGCCATATTATCCTCCTACTTGGACTTGCGTTTCGACTTGCTTATGGGCTGAGTCGATGCCATATTCTTGAACCCGTCGGTGGCGTAGTACAGCTTCACCTGAGCGGTGTTGAACTTGCGCCCGCTCGGCGATACGTAACGATCGGGGCCTACTTTCTTGAACGGCATCGGCGTCAGTTATCTAGTACACGGTTGCGCCGCGCGGCTTTACCGCGTGCGCTCCCATCATCATCGACGGGAACCGGTTACGGACGGCGGCACGGACGGCGGAGCGCTCGTGCGGGGTTCCCCACTGCGCCACGCGGCCGAGGGCAGCGCGAGCGTGAGCCTGATCGTGAATCGGGTACCTGCGTCCCGGCAATGCAAATGCCTTGGTCGGGAGCTTCATCCGGGCCATGCGCGAAAGTAATGCCATGGCCTACTTTCCTTTGCCCTTGCCCGAGTGGTCGGGGGTCCCTAACGTGTGGTCCATAAACTCGTCGTGCGAGTTGCGGTCCTCGAAGACGTGATGCCCAGACGGCATGTGAGTCTCGTTGCCGTGCTGGTCGCGATGGAACGTCTGAACCGAGAAGCCGCCATTGTCGGTGATCTCGGTGTGAATCTTGTGCAGCTTGTGAGCGTGCTTCGAGTGCTTCCCCGAGTCCTTCGATGCCGAATGACCGGCCGGAGTGTCGTACGAGTGAACCGGCGATAGCATCACGGTGCCGAGATTTACTTTCTTTGCCATCTTAACCTCTTATGACATCCAGGCGTCGCTACCGCCTGACCGTCCACCGCCATAATCGAGTTCGCGTGCGGCACGGGCTTCCGCAACGGGGTCGTATCCGGGGACCCAGACCTGCAGCCACGAAATTCCCGACGCGATCAGATATCGAGTGCCGTCCATCAAGTGATCATTCTTCTTGACCACCTGCCCCTTGTCGTTGCGGCGGTACATGCGGTATTCGGTGAACCACTGCGACAGGGACGAGAACACCTTCAAGCGCGAAGACGTTAGGAGCGTCCATACCTCGAAGATGCCTGCCTCGACCGCATTCGGGGCCATGTCGATGTTCAGCCCGAGTCCTTGCGGACCGTAAACCTGCAGTAGCTGCTTACCGTCCATTTGTGAACGGCCATTTGCAGCAGGATCAATACGCCCCGGTATCCAACTACCCGCGGCTTTGATCCCTTCCGCGTGAACCGGTGGCTCCGCGTGCGAACGCGCGTGCACTCGATATAGATACCAAGTGGCAGTCTCACGATCATAGGCCCCCCAGACTGCGACCGTCCAGTTCCAGCCGACGTCCATTCCATATCCACGCGGCCAGTGCTTGGGTATCTCGAACGGCTTAACCTTGATCTCTTCCTCAGGAATGGGGTAGATGACGCCTGAGCCAAGGTTGGGAATGCCGCGAGTACGGGCAGCGCGCTGGTAGGGGGGTATCGACGCCAGCATCTGCGAACGCGCGGCCTCGCTAAGGTGGGGTACCTCGTCCCACGACACCATCGCGATGAACTTTTGACGCGCCTCGGGCGGGTTCTCGACCGATTCCTTGGATGACTTCTCGGCGGTAGCCTCGTCAAGGTCGGTCTGGAATACCGCAGCTTCAGCTGGAACAGGGTTGCCTACCGTGTCCAACATGACCGCATTCTCGAGCCAATGCTGAACGAAAGGTGTGAGGCCCTCTACTGGAGTAAACGTAAGGATCAGCATGCCCGAGACATTCTCGCCGCCGACCTCCATCGTCAGTGTCCGTAGCAGGGCCTCAGTATAGACGTCTTGAGGGCATTCCTCATCAAACCAAATGTTGCGGGAGGTGCCCTGAAAGGCGTCGCGCTTCTGGTCGTACGACTTAAACTGAAATGTAGACACGCCGCCGGTAACGTGCTGAACCCAGAGGGTTTCGATACCGAGCGGAATGGAATTCTTGGGAGTGTGATGCTTGATCAGGTGCGCCGGGATCATGCCTGACTTGGGCGCATCACGCATCGGACCAAACAGGGACAGCTGCATGATGTCCCTGGTAGTGGTCGCGGTATCGCCTGCGCCCCACCAGTCGGTCGGACCGTTGAATCGGCGCCCCTTCCACCAGTCCGGATACAGCCCGGTAAGGTGGCAGGTAACCTCGTAAGCAGCTCCCTCGGTCTTACCGGTACGATTTCCGCCCATCAGGAGGCGCTCCGGGTACTTGGCGCCTGCCTCGAAGAACTGATTGGTGGTAATGTAGAGTTCGCGGCGGAGGGGGCCGATATCGGGGAAGTATCGCTTGAGCTTGTAGTTGGTACGTTTGGCGATCTCGCGCTCTAATATGGTCGCCTGGGATGCGATCGCTACCTTCTGCGCAACGGAGAGGTTGTTAGGGTGGCTAAGCTGCATCGCCGCCATCCTCACAAAAGTCTAGAGGACTCACCGTGCGGCTGAACGGGCCTTGGCGCGGTGCCGACATGTAACCTGAGACGTCGATCGATACCTTAGGGGGCACTCGGGCGTCCTCGGCCTCCAGTGCGGCATCGGTAGTATCTGGGTCGGTGGTGAATGCGGTATCGACCACCTCGCCTTCGAGCATCTTCAGCGCAGGGTCGTCTGGGGGCAATGCCGCCGCCGTGAACTGGAGCAGCTTGTGGCTCATTTCGAAGAGGTCGCGATCAGACATTTTCGCAACCTCCTCGGGCGTCACTATGGCGTGGAGCACTTCCTTGCGCTCCGGGGCGTCCAACCCCAGCAACCTTGAACGCCGCTCGGACACCTTCAACATGGTCGCGATGGCGATAATATCCCCGGCCCGCATCGCAGGACCTAACGCCGCCTGCATCTGGTCGCAGCGCTGTAATTCCAGGTCGCGCTGGGCCTCGGTATCCTCGGCTGTCTGATCGCGGATGATGCGAAGCTCGTGCTGGACGTAGTTGTACGCGGTGGAGGGGTCGCAGCCCATTACCACCCCGATTTGGCGGTAATTGAGTCCGTCGCGGCGAAGCTCAAGCGCTTGGTTGCGGCGCTCGGTGAGGCGCACGTCCTCGCCCGCACGATTGCGGACTACACGGAGCTTATGGCCCTTCCCTGCGGCGAAGATAGGCATTATTGGAGCGAGAATGGCTGCAAGGGTACCACAGCGGCTTTTGACTTGT